AAAGTTTAGTTGGTTGTTAAAATTTGAATTGGGATGATGGCTATACCTTGTCCATCCAGCATTCCATCAACACCTTCATAGACCTCAATTGTTCCATCGATCCAGCAATGCTCAACCAAGCCATTTAAGGTTTGATATTCACATATTTCTGGAAACTCAGGTTTAATCGCATTGCGAATCAAGTCCACATAGTTATTAATCTGAGTTGATATCGCTTTATCTGGATCTACTTCAAAAACATATAAATACAAATCAGCACTAAGGATAATCTTAGCGTTTAATCCTTTGACGGGATTTTCAGCTTGATTCCCTTGAGTGACGAATAATGCTGGCCTTTGGTCATTATTTACATGGTTGAAATGTTTTAAACGCCGACTAACTGAAACCATTCCTTGAACATTTGAAAGCCGATTAAACAAAGCTTGGTAAATACTTTCACTATCCATTCAGACCTCGTTCAATCGCTTTATCTATATTTTTAGGCACAATCTTGGCAATCTCATCTAAAGAATCACGCATAAACCGTCTTTCTTTAAAATTCACAACACGACTATGCGCCTTAACTAGTACATCTCTTGGGGTGATTGGTCTGCCAAATGCTTGCTTGATATGTCTTAAATGCTCTTTAATACTTATGGCAGCAGATAATCCAAACTCATGGATAAAAGCATATTTAACATGAGCCCCACCTGCAGAAACAATTCCTTCAATCACACCGCCAGTTTCTTCAACCTTTGAAGCAAGTGAACCACGTAAGCGCCCTGATTGAACATTCAGCCTTTGTCCGCTCAACATATCTTCTTGAACCATTCGCTGAAGTTTTAAGGTTAATGCTGTAATCGTTCTGCGTACTTCAACTTTCACTCGGTTATTTTCTTCGTTCAGTTGGATATGAACATCAACAGAATCAACCATAAATCACCTAGCTTTTAGTTGTTGCTACTGTCACTGCTTTTTTGGGCTCATCTACATAGCGTGTAAAACCCAAAGGTTGTAGGGCAAAATAAATATCTTCTTTTGCCTCAACCAGTCCATTTTTTAATGTATAGGATTGACCTGAAATCACTATACATGTCGGTTTGTAAGATTCAGGCGCTAGATACTTAAACAACATTACTTACTCCTAAATGACAAACGCACCAACGCCCAAACTATTCGGGTTCGTGCCTTTACCATCAATTGGGATTGAATTTTTTAATGCCAAATAGCGTTGGCCATAAATACTTTGATCATAGAATGTTTCTTTTGAGGATCGAGCGTAACTCACACTCTGACCAGCGATCGACATACTCGAAGCATTTGAAATGGCTGTACCATTTGGATTGGATTTTTGAACTTTAAGAATATGTGCTGCATATAGACCTACAGCACGTTCCTTCAATTTCCCAAACTCAATAACCGAAACAACAAGTTCAGCTTCTTCCAAAGCATCTTGAATTTCTGAATCATTTGAGTTGTAAAGTTGAGAATCTGATTTGAATCTTTCTCTAAACGCCTGTAATTCCATAGCTCCCACTTATTCCTTTGCTTGGATTAACTTCGCCTGAAGTTGTTCAAGAGTTTCATCATCCGTAAATGTGATACCCAGCTGGGTAAGTTCACCTTTAACAGCGACTAATGCTGCATCATCCCCCTTGCCATCATCTTTTACTTTGCTACCTGTTGATTTAGTCTTGGAATCTTCTGTAATTGAAACATCACCAGATTCAAGTAAAGTTTTAAAAACTTTACCCGATGAGATTTTTTTTAAATCTGTTGCTGAAATTTCAATGGTCTGATCTTTACCAACTTGAATCCCATCAAAAGAAAAAGCGGCTTGTAAGCCGCTGTATGTCAATTTTGGCATTGTTATTTTTCCTTATTCAACATCATAGTAACGAAGAGAGTCGACACGTTTTAGATAAACACCTTCATACATATAATGACCAGGTGTACGCATCACATAATTGATTGGCTGTGCTGCTAAGAACTCCAAATCATTACAACGGAAGGTAATGCAGTTTGGATCACGGCGATAAATAATGCTTCGATCTGTTCCACCAACACCTTTACCTTCCAAATAACTTTCTGAAGCAAAGTTAAGTGTTTTATTTTGCATGGCAAAAGTGTTCTTTTCCTTGATGTATTCAAGGAAAGTTTTACCTGCTGAATCGGGAACAATACGGCTGGCCAAAATGGTAAATTTATTTTCCGGCATTACAAATGTATCTGGCTGAACACTACCATCAAACTTAGATGCATTATTTGCACCTTTAATGGCTTTATTAATATCTGCCAAAACTACTTCAATGGTTGCAGTTGCATAATCAACAGTTGATGCCAATACTTCTACACCAGTTTGATTATAAAAACCATTCAGACCTGTTTCAGCCTCACCAAACCACGCCACATCGCTCATGTGATTTTCAAAAGCTAAACGTGTTGCTGTGATTTTGTCGGTTGCTAAAGCAATTCCAGCTTTTAGAGCTGCGGCAGTTTCAAAGATTGAAGTTTCATATCCAATCACGCCAACTTGTACAGTGAGTTTTACTTCGTCATACATTACCTCAGCCAAAGGCACATCATTACCCAAACCAGAGTGACGTTTACCACGACCAGCACCACGTTTACGCTGCAACACACTGGCTGAACCAACGACTGCACCAGCTAATCCTTCAATTGGTAAATATTTAGCATAGGCCTGTGCTTCTGCTAATTGAGGAGACATTTCATCTACTGATTCAAGTTTGATCAGTAACTTGGCAAATGTATCTAAATTGAATGCATCTCCTACTGCAGCTTTAACACTATGTGCTACTGCAGATAAACGAAGCTTCATTTGTTCTAATTCTTTAGACATGTATTACGCTCCACGTAAACGAAGAATTGCTAAACCATCAGAACCGGTGATGGTCTCCCATACTGAATTTGGTAATTCAGTTGAATCTGTAGCTACAGAAGATAAAGAGCCCAACGGCGCTTCGGCTGTTGGATTTGAGGTACGAACATATACCTTTGCATTGATGTTGGTCACTGGTACTGTAGGTTTTACCCAAACAGATCCAATTTGCATGATCGGTGCACAATCAAGTTTTTGATACGCTTCTTTACCTTTAGAATTTTTGCCCGATTTTCCAATGTGCTGAAAAACAACAACTCCAAACTTTGTATTGGATGCATCAGTTACAGATTTAATTGTTTTTCCATCTGATGATTGCACAACAACATCACCATCACTTAAAACCCCATCTCCTGAGACAGGCAAAGATAGAATTTCTTCAGGCATGTGCAAACGTGCACGCATACCAGGAATCGCTTGAGGTGTTAAAGACATATTCAATTCCCCTTAGAATTTTTGTTTCCAAGCATCTTTTTTTGAGCTTGGTTGTGGTTGACCTAAAGGCTTTTCATCACCAATGTTTTGTTGTTGCTGAATATTCAGCGCTTCATTGACAGGGTTTGCTGGAGTAACACCTTTGACCGCTGACAACGCACGAAAAACAGTATCAACTTGATCAGGCTTTGCATCACCCACAGCAACACCACCTAAAACTGCTGTCACAAGGTTGTCACCTGTTTTTGATGCAATCACTTCACGTTTGATTTGTTCGCATGTACAGCCTTCTGTTTTAACTGTTGGCAATAATGCTTTGGCATCCGCAATAACAGTTGCACGTTCCGCTGCAGCCTTTTCTAACTTTTCAGGTGTCATTTGATTTTTTTCTAAATCACCGACTTTCTGTTCAAGCGTTGCTTTGTCTGTATGTAATTGATCAACTACCGCTTGCACTGCAGGTAATTCATCACCAATGGAAAATTGTTTGTCGCCCACTTTTAATTTGGCGGCTTTTAAATTTTCCAATTGTTGTTTTTGAATGTTTAAAGCATCCGCTAAAGGCTTGTTATCACCAATATCGAAGCGGATACCATTTACTTCTACTTCCATTGTTTTCCCCTTTGGGTTTGGTTTTTGGTCCCCGATGCGACAATCACCACCACAGCGACCGTATTTCACTAGTGCCATGTGATCGCCTGTAAAATTAATAAACTTCGCTTGGTACGGCGTACCATCTGGTGCCATACCTTGCTCAACTACTAATATGGCCGCATAGCCAAGCGACATCTCAATGCGCTCATTGCTTTGAATTAAGTCAATACTTGTCTTATCTTTAATGAGTAAATCACCCACCAAATAATCACCTTCTTGGCGCACGTTCTCACAATAGCCAATGTGATAATCTTTCCAGTTAGACGCATTAATTTCATTTTTGGGTGGGTGATAGTCAGTAACATCTACACCAATGAAACTTTGTATAGTCTCAGGCTTAAAAAGTTCATCTGCAGGTGTGTAGACGTTGATGTTCTGATCTGCCGTAAATCCCTCTAATGATGGGAATTCGTAGGCGTAGTACTGACGTACCTGGGGTGCTTTGGCCAAGCGAACATTAACGCATTTCAAATACCCTTCTTTGGTAAATGAGCGTGACGATTCACTTGGTGCAAAGTCCCCAATTTTGAGTTGGTAAAGAATTTTCATAAATTGAGCTCAATAAAAAAAAGAGCCTTATTGGCTCTTTGGTTTTATAGGCATAAAATCCATCAAGATGGATTTATGTGGCAAAGTGAAGCTTTAAGATACTGATACTTCAATAACATATACTGGAACATTCTTTTTTATCGCTCTTAAATTCTCGTAAATCCCAGTGGAGTATGAATTGTTTATTAAAGTTTTATTTACAATCGTCAACTTTGCACCAGATGCAAATAGGATTTCCTTTTCATGTCCCATTAACGAGTCTTTCTGAGCATACACATATGTTTTAGTTCTTGGCTGAACTATTTTTAACACATAAAGATGTATTTCCCCTTTATAATAAGCCTTGCCAAGGTGCGTAGATTCTCTCAATGCAACTTCAGGACAAAGGGTTGTTGATAATGGTCTACTAGTGTTAATTTCATTGACTCCCTCTTCAAAAAGATAACCACCATGGAAAAAAAATTGATCCTTAGATGGTAAACAGCCAAACTCTTCAATTTCTTTATTAACTTCTTTTAAATTACAACTTCGGTATGATTGTTGATAAGACTTGATATTTTGTGGATCAAAAGTTGGCATTAAATGCCGTTCAGAACATTGTATCGCCCATTTTATTCGGAGATCATGGTGAGGCGAGGAGAAAATTTTCTTCCTCAAAAAAGACCTCGGGGAGAACTTTGGAAATTTTCTGGCTAAGAAGCGATAAGTAGGAACCTAGGATGTTTATGTAGCAAACTAAAACACGAGAGCTTCTTGTGCGCAATTAGAGAACTT